TTTCGTTAGCAAGCGTTACTCTTTGTGCCATACTCATGATATTTGGGTCGGCAACTGGTATAACATCCACTCTTTCATCAAAATCAGTTTGTTTTACTGCTTGATCTGCACCATATACTGAATATGGATAGATTGGTGGTAGATATGTACCAAACACTTTTGATAAAAGTCTAAATTCTCTTCTCATTGAGTAGTAACATCGCTTGTGTATTGCGCTCATGACTCTCGATCCACGCTCTAATAGCGAAACAGTCGTACCAACAGCTCTATTTTGCAAATCATTACCTGTATCCATGTTAGTAATCGCTGCAAACTTCTGTCCTGCTTGAACAACAAAGCCCATTAGTTGGTATAATGTAGCTGATGGCTCCTTAAATGGTAAAATTTGAAACTGATCTTTGATATTTCCACCTGGTGCATCCACATCTCTGAACTCTCCTGGCTGAAATGGTTGGTCATCGTCTCTGATTCTTATACCTCTAGACTTAAATCCTGCAGGTAAGTTTGATAATGTACCTGCATCAAGTAATTGTCTTAAAGATTGTGTAGCAGTTCTAGATAATCCACCTATCATGTGTGTTAATCCAAAACCATAAAACCCTAATCCTGGTAAAAATTTAAAATGTACAAAGTATTCTTTTCTTTTTTTAGTCTCATCATTGATATCGTAGTTATGATAGATAGATAAAACTTCTCCTGAACCTTCATCGATAGTTACAATGTAAGGAATTTTTACTTCTTTTTCTGAATTGTTGTTTTCAAACTCTTCTAAGTTTAGATCAACATGCATCTCAAGTACTGAATATGAATATTGTTTGTCTGTTGAAGGTGTAACTCCTTCTAACTCTTGATATTTTTTTTCAATTTCTGTAGGACCACTTGCAGTTGGTTTTAATTCAACATCTCTATAGAATCCTGCTGCTTGTTTTTTAAGAATCTCATTCTCTCCCATTTTAATGACATGAGTAATTCTTTCACATTCCATTAAATCAGTTGCATAATATGGTACCACTAAATCTTCTGCAGGAATAAATTTAGATACAGCTCTTTGCATCACTTCATCGTAGTAAACTTTTTTAAATGCTGATCCTGCTAACGCTAAATAAAATAACAATTGATCAAATTCTGGAGTGTACTCTTCCATCTCTTCAGTGATCATGTAATTCATGAAGTCTTGCACTCGTTGTGCTTGATTCATTTTTTGTTCGTCTTCAACTCCTAAGACTCTAGTTTTTACAGGCCCTGATGATGGAAGTAATTCTTTATATGCTTGTGCTTGAAATGATGTAACTGCCTCGGATAATAACGGATGAGTCACGGATGCCGAACCTTTAAACGGTCTAGTCATCTCTGTGTGTTTGATTCCAAGAAGATCTAAATTATTTGTGTAAGATGTTTCCCAATCTTTTCTTGAGACTCTATCTTTTTTATAATCATCTAAAAGTTGATTAGACATTCTTTGTAGAACATCATCACTCATCTCTTCTGCAAGATTAGAATAGAATTGTTCTGTAAGATCGATAACTTCTTCTACTTCAGATTTTTCACCTTCTATTTCAACATCTACTTCTTCAGAATTAGGAGTTGTTACTTCCTCTTCAATTGCTTTTTCAATTTCAGCCATTTTAACTTAGTAAAGTTTTGTTGGTCTCATTCCGCCTTTTGCTAATCCACCACCACGTGCTCTGATCATTTTACCTCTTTTGGCACCATCAAACATTCCTAAACCAGAATTTTCTTTTGTCATAGCATTGTACTGACTTTGAGATTTTGGCATAGTTGGTGAAAGCATTCCTGCTTCTTTTCTTTTCACAACAGCTTTATTAATTTTCTTTTGAACTGCTTTTATCTTAGAAGCTTTCTCTTCTACCTCTCTTGGAAGAGCATCTTTGTCTACAGTTGTTTTTGTTGTCTGACCAACAATGTTTTTTGTTTCAGGACCTAGATCCACAACTCTCTTCTTAGCATTAATTTTTGTTGATGATGGAGTTTTAGCTCCTGGAGGTGCTCCGATAGGAGCTGCAGTCTTTTGTGCCCCTAACATTTTAGATGCACCGTACATCGCTATACCAGCGAGTGCTGCTCTCTTCAATCTACTTTTTAATTTTTTTGACATGTCGTCTCCTTTGATTAATAATATACGTATTTACGTTCTCTATAACTTTCCATCTCATCCTCGTCAGAATAAGTAGTTACAAAAGAACCTTGTCGGTATCTTAACATAGCTTGTGTCGTACTGTCTACATAATCGTCATGCTCACCATGAGGAAACGCAGCACATTCCTCAATAACTTCTTGAGCCCAATGTTCGTCTCTAGGGAAATATACTTGTCCAGATTCAAATATCGGAGAACAGGCGTTGACCCGTGAGTGTTTGTCCTGGCCTCTTCCTGGTGTGTAATCCATAACCGGTATACCCATTCGTCTTAGTTCTTGTAATAAACTTTGTCCACTAGCTTTAGCTTCTATAATAATTGTCTCTGGTTGCCAATACTTATATTGATCGAGCGCAACCATTTTTAATTCTGGAAAATCATATTTACCTTTAATAGCATCAATTAACATAATAGCATCAGGCCCTGATTCGTGAGGCGTGAATATTCCCCATGTAGTAATTGCACTATAGTCGGCAGATTCTTTTTTACTGAATGCAGTATCATAAGATTGAATAACATGTTTTAACGTAGGAAGATCCCCGACCCAAGGCTGCCACCATTCTCTTTTAAGAATTGCTCCTTCCTCTGACGTGGGGTTTTGCATGTATTGAGCTGACCAATTTCTAATTGATATTGACGCTTTAACTTTTTCTAATTCATCTAGAGACCAATACTCAGGCCACACGGGTTGTGCGTTTTCTTCTTCACCTAAGATTGCAGGAAAAGAAATTTTCTCCCACTTGTCTGCCTTAGGCTCATTTTCTGATTTTATTAATCGACCGGTCAAATCATCTTGAGCCCACCTTGTCATTACAAGTACAATTGAGCCTCCTGGTTGGAGACGTTGTCTAGGACCAGACAAGTACCAATCAAAAGTTCTTTCCATTGCACTATCGGATAATGAGTCTTGTTCCGTGTGTGGATCATCGATAATAAGTAAGTCCGCCCCTCGTCCTGTGATAGAACCGCCAACACCCGCTGCAAAGTATTCCCCACCTTGATTGGTCTCCCAACGTCCTTTTGCCTTACTATCTTCTCTTAGTCTAACATCTCCAAAGATCTGTTTATACTCTGGACTGTCAATTAAGTTTCTTACTTTCGCACCGAACCTTCCTGAAAGTTCTGCGTTGTGTGATACCTGCATAATTTTCATTTTAGGATTCTTTCCAATCATCCAAGCAGGAAAGTATATGGATGCAAATTCTGATTTAGTATGTCTAGGAGGCATATTCACTATGAGCCTTCCTTTTTTATTTTTAGATATCTTTGTGAACTCGTGTGCTATGTGTTGATGGTGTCCCCACTTATCTGGATCCTTATCAGTTCTGCAAATGAAATCTGGCCAAACATTCTTTACAAAATACAAGAAGTTGTCTTGGCATAATTTTATATGTTTCAACCATACTTTTTCGAGCCTCTCTCGTAATTGATCGGTGGTCAATAATTCTGTATCTGTCATCTTAATTTACTATACCCTTGGGTCCCCTTAAAATCTACCCCCTAATTCTACGAGGCCATACTACTTCTATTTGTCATACAGGTTTTAGGTAAAAGTTAAATAAGTCAAAAAAATTACCGTGAAAAAAATATAATTTTTTTCTGTTATTTTTTGGGGGTCGTTTGGTACCTCTATTGAGTACCACGCCCCACGGATCACGTGGGGCGTGTGTTGTATTTAGATTGTTATAATTACTATTATTAATGATAATAATAATGTGACCGAAAAATAAAAATCAATACTGCTCATGTATTTTTTTCTTGCTCGATTAATTTGTCAATTTCTTTAAAGGCGTAGTCTTCGACTTGTTTAATAGTCATCTCACTGCTAACGCCTCGAGAAGAGACAAAGTTACCTCGCTCGATTTCAAGCGACCATGAGCCCTTAAAATCTAAGGGCTTTAGGTTTATAAAATATCCTCGATATCTCATTATTTACTACCGAATTTATCTTTTATATATTTACCACTCAAAGCAACATTGCCTCGGATCTCGTTACTTTCACCGTTTACAAGATACTTTTCATAGGTCTCGGGGTTATCCTCCTTGAAGCTTTTAACATCAAATCGAGTTGTTTTTTTAGTTAAAAGATCGATTGAACCCTCATAAGTTTTTTTGCCTTCAGTAATTTTGAAAACAAAAAAACCACGGTCTTGCAAGTGGTCGATCATGTCGGGTTTAATTAACTTAATAATTTTATTATATTCTTTTATTAAGTTTTGTAGTCTTATTAAGTTGAAAGCTTTTTTTTCTATTGGGTAGCTTTCAATTTGTCTTTTTTCTTTTACTGTTAGTACTTTCATTATTTACTCCTATTTGTTAGTTTGTTTTTAATTTAGTACATCCCATTAATATAGGAGAATTTAAAAAAATGCAAATAAAAAAATCAAAAAAATTAAAATTAATATTTCTTTTTTTAAACACCATATTAAGACGTATAGCAGCTCCATAACTTAGAACCGTTCTAAACTGCCGTTTTAATGAAGGAATTCACCTCGACTTTTTTGCCTAAGCCTTTAGCTACCAAACCCACAACCACGCCACTCGGATCTTTAAAACGTAAGTCGTGCGCATCTCCATCTATTACTTTACGACTCATCCACCTGGTGGGCAGCTTATCCTTAAAGACTACAGCCACGTTTGCAAAATATTTTGTCATGGCCTGGACCTGGTCCTGGTAATTGGTGCCCGAGTCACTGAAGGTAACATGATAATTTTTTTTACCATGATTAAGGTAGTTAAGTACTTTACTATAATCATAGAATTGCACATCAGGATGTATATCCATTAAGCTGCCACCTCCATCAACTTTATATTTAAACCAGGGCAAGTCACTGGTGCCGTTTAATCTAACGGCAAATTTAAAACCAGCGTTAGCAGCTCTTACCTTCAGGGTCTGTATTTCTTTTGACAGCTCCCACAAAAAACCATTTTTGTTATTCCAAAAATAATTAGTTTTATTTATTCGAGCCTGCTGCACACTATTCATTTGACCCCGGCCTGATGTATTTAAGCAGGGCGCAATGCATCCCCCTGGACCTTTAGTAGCTTTAGGGCACACGTTCCTACCACTCATATCATATGGCGCTAAATGTAAAATAGCTGTCTTATATCCATGAGCTTCACCCTTAGCCATTTTTGTTTGACTGTAATAATTAAGCAGCGCCATGAGTCACCCCCCACCATTTATTATCTTTTTTAGCTAATTTTATATTATGACTGTATACGCTGCCAGCCTCATCGAATAAACCTACCTCACTACCTTTAGCATCTATTAGAATAGTTTTTTTAATGCCCTTGCCTTGCTTAGGTGACTCTAGAAGCTTTCCGCTGATTAGTACGCCAGGCCCGAGCTGATCGCTTTTTATTTCCTGGCCCTTCTTTAGATCTTCAAAGTTTATGTATTCAAGTATCATTTTTTATTCTCCTTTTTGTTAGTTAGCATCTTAGTACCATGGGATAGGCTGAGCTGTCAACTTTTTATTTTAGCTCCTGCTGCTAGATCTTGCTGCAATAAATACGACTCGACCTGGAGGCCTGGAGGCCCTGGAGCTTTGAGCTGCCATCGAGCTGCACGACTCACAGGACCAATTAAAAAAAATAAATTTTTTTTAATATTAGTTAATAAGGTAAACGAAAAAAAGTTGCATATAAGAGTTTCATCTCGCAGGTACATATATAGTTATACATGGACAAGAAAATTGTTGCATAGGGCTTGATAGGAATATTGTTTTTTTAGTTAATACTAAAAAAACAAAAAAGGCACATAGGACTTGATAGCAATATTAATTTAATCGTGAGACGTGGTTCATGCGTCTTGGATTTTTTGCATAGCGTCTTTTAAATTGAGTGATGAGTAGGCACGGATCAAGGTTCTCGGTTCACGAACCAACCAAAGTTGTAAATTTTGAGGTGGTCTCTGCGAGAGGTCTTCTCGCAAGATAAATGAAGTGCCACCATTTTTAAAATGGGTTAAATGCCAATTAATTTGATACTTTGATAAACCAATATTCTTGACATCATTTGACTTGAGTTCAACCCAGATACTTTTGTTGTTTATCAACCAATAAACGTCTGGAATACCATTAATTGTGCTACTTTCTATGCGAAATAATTGACCTTTTAATTTAAGATTTTTTATGCGTTTCCACAGATTACTTTCTGATTTTTTCATTATGTTATTAGGTCAATAACATAAAAAAAGCCCTAACTCCACTCTCGCTTTATTAGGGCTTTAATCAAGATACTTGGTTGTCTGTGTATCCCAAATATCAAGAATTTAATGAT